CAACTTACTTGTTATTTTTTTTTTCATCTTTGTTTTGGTTTAATGAGTATCTGGTAGGTAACAGATTTGAACTGTTTCGGGTTCAGGCTTTTTTCACCTTGAGTCGCACCACCCCTTTCTCCAATGTCTGTCAAGTCAAACCCTACCATCTACTCATTTTTGTTTTGGTTTAATTCATTAATACTTCTACCCAACCTTTCTCAGAATGTTCTACTTCTGCATCAATACCTTGATTCTTTAATTTTGTAGCAAGTTTATGAGCAGCTCTCCACAATCCAGGTTCGGGCATCTCATCATGTTCATCATCATAGCAGATAGTACCTCTGCACTCATAAAAATTGTCTTCTGAATTATACTCAAAAGTATATCCATCAATTGTTTCTTTCTTATTCATTTTTTTTTATTTTAGTTATGATATTTATTTATCTAGGCTTAGGGATAGCTAAAAAGAAAGCAGAGTTGTTAAGACTCTGCTTTTTGATTTAACTATTAAGAATAAACTATTGTATCTATGTATGAACTACTTAGTACAAGAGATTCCCCTGTTGATAATGTTATTATATAATGTTCATCATCTCTTTTAAATGTGAAATCAACATTAGAATAACCATATAAACTTTCAAGCTCATCCTTAATTGCTTTTTGAATAGCAGGATCTAAATCTTGATTTTCTTCAATGGTTTCTTCTGTGCTTTCTATTAGAAATTCATTAACAGAATTTAATTCAGATGATTCTTCTTCTGTTTCATCTTCAGTATCATCTTGATATAAGTCAAAGTTTAATTGATTTGACTCATCTTGATTAACTGTAGATTCTACATTTGATACTGGAGGATCTGGTAAAACAGGGGTAGGATCTGGTGTAATTTCTTCTCCTACTGTAAATTCATTTAACACAAGATAATCTTCTCCTTCATAGGTTTGTATTTCAGCTACTTGATATATAATATCTTCTACTTCTACTAGACTACCTATTGCTAAATCACCGTAGTCTTCTGCAGTTACCATTATAGAATTAACTTCTGATTTAACTTCTTCTGTTTCTTCTACAACATTATCTGCAGGAATAAATTGAAGATCTTCTTCATGTTCTTCTGTAACTTCTTCTTCAAAATCATTATCTATAGGAGATGTGTTATCATCATCAGCATCTTCAATAATATTTGTGTTATCCTCATCTACACTATCTATTACTTCATCATCATCTTCTTCTATGTCAAAGTTTACTAAATCAAACTCATCCATAAAATATAATAGAACTGAGGTTTGTATATCTAACCAAAGTTTTGGATGTGTTGATTTCAATCCTATTAATATATGATTATAAGCTGTCCACAATGAATTCTTACCTGTACCATAATGATATCTTTGAGATTCATACTCTTTCATAATAGTAGTACATTGCTCACTTGTGATTAACTTATTTGTAAAATGTAAATCACCCATGAGATGTCCAAACTTTTTATTGACTAGTTTCTCAAATAAACCAGGATACACTGTAGTAGACGTAGGATCTGTTACAATAATGTAAGCTTCTTCAGATAAATACTTTTGCTTCATCTTGTTTTTAATATCAAGAAGTTCTTGAAAATAATCTTGAGCATCAGCAACAATATTATCTATCTGATCTGTAGCTTCTTGTAATGCATTACCTGTATGCTTTCTTTGCCAAGCAGATGTTTTCTTTACCATAGATGCGCCACTTGCATTTACATGCGCACCAACTGCACATCTAAATCTAGTTGATTTATCATAAGAGTTTGTCCATGTAAACATCATAGATAAATCAGGATCATTCAGATACTCAATTCTATAAATACCTTGAGCTACTCTAGCATCTTGATTACATCTGTATTTTTCATCTAATACAACAAAGCCTGCCGCAGCTAGACTTTTTAATGTTGTATCAATAATATAACCATGAGAAATTACCGTATAGGTTTGTGTTGCTGGTGGTAAAGTAGCGTTTATTAAAACACTCTTATCCACAGCTACCTTTGTACTTTTAGGCATAACTTTAATTTTAAAATAAACTTATTTGATTAGTAAATAATTCAGGACTCATAGATTTTATTTCTTTGTTTATTTTATCTAAATAAAATCCATAATCAATATCATAATCAGACCATGATACATCTTGATACTTATTAAATATCTTTTGTAACCATTTGCCTGATACAACATTTATATCCCTGTCATCATTGACATTGTTTTTTATAATTTTTCCGCCTTTATTTGAGATATAAAACCTTAATGTTTTTTGTAAGTTTTCTGTGCTTACAGTTCCATCTTTTACATAACTATATTTGAACTTCCAATTTCTTGTTACTTTAGTTTGACCACAAAAATCAAAAATGTTTTTATTTGTTTTGATATATTTTTTAGGATCAAGCCCGTGTACAAAATAATTGTATATAGCTTTTTGAATAATAGTAAAGCTTTTGTTTTTATGTAATGCTTTCTTCAGTTCAAATCTACCTTTGCATTTTGTTTTTGCATAGTAAAACTTACCCTCTTCTTTTTTAAATAAATACTCTGGATTCTTTGATTGCGTTTTGATAAATGTATCTCTATCAACTTCATTAAATGTAAATATACCAATGTAATTATTTACATCAGGAACAATAAGCTTTTGATACTGGTCATGTTCTAACTGCAGATTAGTTATCTCTTCCCATTCTTTGCATATCTCCATATATTGTGGAATAGCTTTTTTAGGAATCATAATTTCTACACCATCTGTATTAGTCATAATAGGTATAGCACCTAATATTCTTTCAGACAACATAGTAAATAACATCATCAATGATAACTGACCATTAATAGTTATCTGCATTGTAAACTGAGGATCATACAAAAAAGATGCAGCATCATTACTTAAACCATATGTGGAATTAAGCATAATCTTGTATACATAATTCTTAGGATTTGATTTAGGAATCTTTTTTCTTTCATCAAACATCCATTCATACAATTCACAAAACTTTTGTTTTGGTAAATGAGCTGGTGCAAATTTATTTCTAATAGCTAGATTAGGATAGAAACTTGTAACATCTGAAGACATAATAGTCATGTTATCATCTGGTACATATATCCCTTTCTTTACACCATGAACACCACCCAATCCAAAGTCTACATCAACACCTCTATACTTAACATGTTCTTTAAAACTGCCTTTTAAATTATTAGCATCTAGCACTAAAGTTTGAAACTTAAATAGTAACTGTTGAAATGCAGAAACATCAAACTTTAAATAAGGTAAAAGTATTTCACTTACTACAATTTGATTTCTATATGTTCTGCTATTTTTAATTTCATACTTGCTTATACCAGTTCTTTCTTCTAAGAAATGTAAAAATAATTCTTTAGCAATTCTAGGTTCAGATGCACTGTATAAAGGAATGTTATATTCATTAGTCAAACTGCCTCTTAATGTTATCAAGTCTTTGCTATGATTCATAATAGCTTTAGTACTCTTCACATCATTAATACAATACTCAATAATTTTATTTATTAGTTCTTTGCTATCTATATCAGTAGTGTGATGAAGCGGCATGTCTTGAACATTGAGCCAATCCATAGAACATTGAATCCATTTTAATGAACTTCTCTTAGCTGGATTATCCCAATGATTTAATTTGAATACATCAATCTGTTTAATTAAAAGCTGACGCTCACTCCATTCCTGAAATTCTTTTGCGTCTTGTCTATTAATACAATCTTGTGCTTTTATATATACAGCTTCTGCAACTTCAACACCAGACTTGTTAATAAGCCGTGATTTGTTTTTAAGAAGAAAGTTTGTTATCTGAGCATCAAAAGCTAAACCATTAAAAGATATATGCCATTCTTTATTCTTTTTATTCTTATCAAGAAAAACATATAAATCTTTTATATCATTATGAAATTTAGAACAACAAAATATTTTTATCTCTTCAGTTTTATAATGTTCAAATACTCCTATGAAACAATTAGATAATGTTTCATAATCCATGACATAGTGATTCATAATCTGAAATTTTGTAAGCATATAAAAATAACAAAAAAAGGAAGAGAACAAAATATTCTCTTCCCTATTTGTTTGGATTTATACTTATATGTTACTACTTAATTATTATATCACTAGGAAGTATTAACTCTTCATTTGAAGATCCCATTTCTTTAGGTTCTTCTTTGTTAAGAAAATAACGGAAATCAAATTCTCCAGAATTCACAGCAAACATTTCAACAAACTTCTCTTGTTCTTTTTTGTCAATGATGTGATACTCTGAAAGTAAACCTACTAATACTCTTTCTTCTTTATACCAAACACCATTTTCTTTTTGCTTAGTAGATTTAACTTTGTTTCCATTACTGTCTAGTTTTGGAACATATTGAAATTGTTTTTTTTCTTTATTTCCAATTACATATAGTAAAGAAAGTAAAGGATCATATACAACTTCATTGTAAGGACAATTGTCTAAAACAGGTATTAATTTAAATGTTTCTTTATTCTGCCATATAGCTTTAACAAGACACATATTTTTACCTATGTTATTATTATTTTTCATCTGGTAATTTTGAATTAAACGTATGTAAATCTATCATTTTTATTGAAGACTGCAAAATTTCTTTTCTTAAATTAGGTTTTGAACAAAGTTGTCCTACCTCTTTTAAAAGTTCTTCTTTCACATTTAATAGTTTAGAATAAGTTTCATAATATTTTTCAGGGAACAAATAACTCTCTACATGTAATAAATGTCTTCTGTGAGATCTGAAAAAATATAATATTCTTTTCTTATATAATGAAGTTAGCATTGAATATTTACCACTTCTAATTAATGCATAATCATTTGCATAATTAGAAAAATCAAATACATAAGCTAACTTATTATCTTCTAACTCAAACATGTCTTCAAAAAGATAGTTATCTAGTAATGCAGCTCTTTCAAAAGATTTAAAATCTAAATCTTCTCTCTTATGATAAACTACAATAAATCTATTCTCTTCAAACTTAAACATGTCTTTCCAAGCCATATAAGTTTGAACAGGTACAGTACTTACACCTCTTCTAATTTTTAATAGAGGATATAAAAACAACCTGCTTTTTTGAATATAATCTGCATGTAAGGAATTTAAAAGCATTCATTTTTATTTTATAGTTTAACATTAGATAAAGCAAATGCTTTAGGAAGCTTAAACTCTTTACTTTGAAAATGATACTCTGCATCTTCAAAAGTATTAAGCATCATAGCATCCCACTTTTTAAAAGTATCATCTGATACATTAAAAGAATATAGTTGATCATACTTATCAAATACTATAAAATTAAAATTTATAATCCAACCTGCATTAACTACATCAGATAAAAAGTCTTTTACTAGTTTTTTGTAAATGCTGGCTTGTAACCAATAGTTCCAATAATCTACAGACTCTTCAAACTTTTGTATAGACTTGCTGGTTGTTTTAAAATCATTTATTGTAACTACTTGATTTACTACATCAACAACAAGATTATCAATTATACCTTTTAAACCAAAAGAATATTTATCATTTGGTAAACTCATTGACAATTCTAATTCATTATAGACTCCAATTTTTGTACCATCATGTTGTAAATCTAAACCTATAAGATTTCTTGTTTTTTCATCTGCTTTTATGATCTCAGCTCTTCTTGAACATCTATCTAATATAGCAGCATCTATTATAGTTCTGTTTTCTTTTATCTTAAGAAACTCAAAGTAATCTATACCTTTTACATCTGCTATTTTTTCAATTCTTTTAGAATCTTCTTTTAGTCTTTGATGTAAATTCTTTTCTTCAAGTTGTTTTAGAATGACAGATTCATAATCTCTTAATGATTTAGAAGGATCAGGATCTAATTCATATTCTTTAAAGACATTGTTAATAATTTCTATAGAACTTTCGCTTGGCAAAGATTGCGGAGCTACAATAAATTTGCTGTCAAAATCTAAACCATCAAGCACTAAGTAATGTATAACAATTCCCTCTAGTAAATACTTAGCAATTTTCTCCTCTTTATCTTTAAGAACATATTCTTTATAAAATCTTTGAGGAGATTCAAGCAGCTTATTTAAGCTGCTATAACTAAAATTAAATTCTTTGTTGAAGAATTCTGTCTCTAACATGTTTTTGTCAACTGTATTGACTGTATTTGTATTAATCATTTATATGTGGTTTTATGAATCAAATTCTTCTGCTTCAATTTTTAAACAAGGACCCGGTATATAATATTGTTTTATATTAGCATTATCAAAATTAATATAATCTACAGTACATAAAGTTGTTATTGCTTGTACATTAGCTCTAGTAAACTTCTTATTGTCTTTAAGAATATTTGTTAATGTCATAAGACTCATTGATTTTACTGACTCCTTATCTAAATTAAAATAACTTAATAAACTTTTAAAATTTACATGGTTAAACTCTTTATATTTTATAAAAGATTTTCCATATTTTTTTAATATCATTAGTATATACATAAAACTTTTTTCATAATTACTATTAGCAAGTAATTCCATAGTCATTATTATAGAAGCATCATCCTCACTAGCACACATTAATACTAGGTCTTGATACTTTTCTTTATCTATAATAATAGAATCTTCATTAATATACTTTAGTAATTCATCTTGTTTATATACTAAACAATTATCAGAAAGACTTTTAATTTTAGAATTTATAGGCACAATAAACAATGTTCTAGAGCCTTGAGCATATCCTTGTTTAATAGCCCATGAACCATCACTTGTATAAAGTTGCAATCCTGTTTGGACATTGCCAGAAGGATCTTTGGGTGATCTATAATAAAACTCACTTGCTATAGAACTTTTTATGTATACATGTGAAAAATCATTAGCATCAACAAGCATTTTAAATCTTGTTTCTTTTGGATGATTTATATAACGTAACCAATGTTTAAAGTCATCAGATTTCATTTTATAAACATCACGTTTAAACAAGTGATCATTTGTTCTAGGTATTAAATCTGCTGGTGGAATAAATGCTATTGTAGCTTTCTTAGGTAGAATAGTAAAATTAAATTTTTCTTTAGCTTTAAACCTTGGCACTGTTGTTCCAGGAAATAAATATATTGTTTCTTCTTCTAATTTATTTCTTTCTAACTCATTTTGAATATTACAATGATGTTCAAAGTCTTCAAATAAACCACCATGTTCAATTCTTATATCTAACTGATTATGACTTATATAATCTATGTATAAATATTTAGTTAAATTCATGTCTTTAAAATTTTTAAAAGACCCCGAAGGGCCTTTTATTATTTCATAACTAATTTTTGTAACTGAGGATCAATAAATAGTTTTTGGAACTTTGTTTTATTCCCGTGTATAATCTTCTTAGCTAAGTGATATTTTAAATCATTAGTAAATACATCAGGATGTTTAATCAAAGCACTAATTCTATTTACAATTTCTGGTGTTACTGGATTAGACTCTGCATAATTAAGCGTAAAGTTAATTAATCTTGTAGATAAAATGCTAGCTATATCTGCTCTATAATCTACAGCTGGATTACCTCCATCACATATAGAACTAAGCAGCTCATCAATTACTTCTTTCTCATCTTTATGTAAGAGCATTCTTTTAGGACTAATGATTCTATCTAATCTATTGTTAATAAAACTTGTAAACAATGTAGATACTTCAGGGCCTACAGAGCCTTCACCACACATTTGAATTAATGGTAAATCTTTTTCAAATGATGGAATAGTTTCTAGTAGTTTAAAGAATGTAGTTAGAGATCTTGGATTAACTTTTTCATTAACAACTTCAGGATTCATCAATACAAAATTAATACATCTACCATCAACCTTTTGAGTCTCTGCCCATTCAGCCCAACGTTCATGATTCCACTTCAATATTACTGAAACAAATCTAGTTCTTTGAGCAACGTCAATAGAGTTTACCAAATAGTTTCCGTCATCTGGATTAGCTGTAAGAACAATGTGCCAATCATCAGGAAGTTTCCAAGAAAGATATTCTTGTCTATCTACTAACTCCATAACAGCTTGAATAAACTTTACATCAGCACGATTCCAGTCATCAAGAATAAGTATACCGCCTCCTTCTTTGTTTGCAATCCATTCAGGTGGACAATAAGACATTCTTTTTTCTCCGGTAAATCTGTAACCTTGTTTTAGATATTCATTAGTAGCATTTTCATCAACCCAAATACATTCAGATTCTGATCCGCCTGGTACTTCTACAGTTTCATTAACTTTTTTAGTTACTTCCATACCATTAGGAAGCTTAACTTTTTTAAGAACTTGTCTAACTTCTGTTTTCTTTTCTGTACTTGTTCCTTCTTTACATAATTGAAACTGACGCAATGGAAAACCTACAAGATCACCTAAGTCTTCTATCTGTGCTAAGTTTAATTTAACACAACTTAAGTTGTTTTCTTCTGCAATTTGTAAAGCAACGCTTGTCTTACCAAGACCAGATTCACCAATAACTTCTGTTGCTACAGGTTTCTTACCGTCTTTTTGAATGTGTCTGTTGTTGTTAATAATGTGTTGCAAAAATGATTTCATTTCTGCAGAGTCTAAGCTAACTTGATTCATAATTCTAATTTAATAGTTGTTCCTGGCAATTCATCCCAAGCATTACCTTGTGAAGAAAGTACCCATAAAATATTTCCTTTTGCGTTTTCAGGTGCTGAACATTCTCCATCTGTAAAATAGAATAGACAACTAAACTCATTGAGTTTTTCATTGTAATAATCTATAACAGGTTGAAAGTCTGTCCCACCTCTACCGTGTATTTCTAAATCTTTTCTTGGATTAAATTTACTTATGTTAGATATTGCTGTATCACATTGTATAATTGTAACATCAGAACCTGTCTTCTTTATATGATGTAATTCATTAAGAAATTCTTTGAGTTCTTTTGTATTAACAGAAGCTGATGTATCTATAGCTGCTAGTACATGCTTGTGCTTTTTAAATTTTAAACCAGGAAAGTCTGGTAATCTTTTGTTGAACTTTCTTCTAGAAACTTTAGTATAAGTTCTTGTAGATTTACCAATAAACCTTCTCATATATCCTTTCCAATCAAACTTTGGCGGATCTATTTGTTTAAGCTTTTCAATTATACTTGCAATCTCACCAGGTACTGTACCACGCATCTTTTTTACCTGATCAGCTACTTGATCTAAGACATGTGCTGTTTGTGACTTTATCAATCTCTGAGTTGCTTCACTTATTTCTTCACTATCCCATTCATGTTCAGGAGTTGTAATTTCAGTTCCGTCACTTAAAGTAACACTGTTATCATTTCCTTCACATAAATCTTTTAAAGCATTACCTAACTCACTGTCTTCATTTTTTATCTTACTAAGCTCTTTGTAATAATATCTTGTACCAGCTTTGTAATCTAACTTATACCCTTGGTTAATATAAGTTTCTATAAAACAACCATCTTCAGGCAACCATGATCTTTCAATGTATTGATTAATCTCAATATCCATTGCTATATTTAATAGCTTTTTATCTTGAAGATCATTATAGTCTGTTAAATGAAAGAAAGCAATGTGTAATAACTCATGTTTTAATATGCCTACTTTTTGTATTGGAGAAAGTGTTTGCCAAAAATCAGGATTAATAGCTAACTCATAGTTAATACCTTTAACGCAAACACCTGCTGTAGGCACTTTCTTTTGGGACCAAATTTTATTTAGTGACATAAGAAGAAGCCCGTAATAGGCTTCTCTTAACATAAGTTCTTTAGATGCTTTAGCTAAACTTTCTATATTATCTCTCATCTTTAATTTTTATTATTACATCTTCAACAAAAGTATATCCGGTATCAATAAGTTTATTCTTAAAATCCATTGAAAAAGAATCTATTAAAGATTGTTTTGCTTCATAATCAAACTTGCCTTCATTAACTATTTTAAATAATTGTTTATATGTAAGGTGTGATATACCAGGTCTAAAATCATCATCTAAGTAATCTTTTACTGCATTAGTTAGATTATCATAAAAAGTTTTATAGTTTGTCTTTATATGTTTATCAGCTACAATACCTTGTTTAAGTACAAGTAATATGTTTATCACATTATAATCTGTTAGTTCTAAATTTTCCATTATGGTTAAACCAACAGTCCAGTTCTCATGATCTCTTGAAGATATCATAGACAGTATAGAATCAAACTCTTGTTTTTCTAGCATTTTGTTTTCCATATTAGTCATTTAATTTTTCTGTTCTTATCATCCACATAGGTGGCTTTTTTGCATTTATATTATCTACCCATTCTTTTGCTGAAGGTATATAACCAAAGCAGTCTTCTTTAACATGTTGTTCTCCAACATATCTGGTATAAACTGTTTTACCATCTGAATTTGTAAATGATTTACCAAATTTAGATTCACATTCAAATATACCTTCTGAATGATGCCTGAATATTCTATGTTTGCTATGACCTAGCCAACTCTTAGTTTCATCAAACCATTCATGTATATGAATATAATCTTCTATTATACCACCAAATTTTCTAACTGAAGATTTTGCATGTTGTAAAGGATGTGCCATTAAAATAAACTTTTAGAATGACCATAAAAATGAGTTTCTACATATCTTACATTATTATTAATGTTACACTCACCTGTAAATACATTTATGGTTATTATTCCAAACCCTCCATCATTATTATACCAATCTTCTATATCTTCTAGTAAATTATACATAATATCTTCTATTTCAGCTTCTAGTCCTGAATCAAGTTTTTTATCTATAGATAAATCTTCATGATGTATATAATTATCTTCTGAAAAATCTTCAAAGCTTAAGTTTTTTATTTCTGCTTTTTTATTATCAATATACAGTATCTCTTCTATAGCTCCACTATCTCCAGAACCTTCATAATATCCTTGTATATAACTTATTCCTAAGTCTTGTAGTTTAAACAATAGGATTCTGTTATCATCATCTAACTTTTTCATAAATTAAGTTTTATAAAATCTTCCTAAAATATTTTTATTTAAATACTCATCTTTTTCAAGAACTTCATTTACAAATTGAAACTTTGTTTCTTGATAAGTAAGCTCTGTTTTAGAGTAGCATATCTTAAGTATAGTTCTAACTATAGATATACCTTCTTTATGTGCTTTCTTTAATACTTCATTACTACTATAATACTTTTCATAGTCTGTTTTTTTAACCATAGTATATTTCTTAGCTCTTTTATCTGTCATAGCTGCAATAGCTTTCTTTCCAAATTTCTTTTTTCTAATTGAATAGAAATTCTTTTTGCCAATATACTTTACAAGTTTACCTTCAATTACCGCAGTCATTTCATATATAAAACCTACAGCGTTTTCAGGAATCATTTCTTCTGTAAATGTTTGATGGTTTAAAATCCAGCTCATAATAAATATTTAAGTAGGTAATTCTTTGCTTTCTCCTGTAAGAGCTTTTGTAATTAATGGATATAAATGATACATAGTATTTCTAACACCGTGTTGTTCTACTGAGTCTGATAGATCTTTCTCAAGCTTTAAGTGTACATAAGGAATATTATATTCTTGATTATATTTTTGCATTGCTCTTAGCCCTGCTTCATCATTATCAAATAATACACATACCTTTTTATACTTTTGTATAAACTCATTCATTAATGAATCAGGAAGCATTGTGTTTTCAGAATCTGGTGCAATACTTTCTATATTCTTCATACCGAGTTTATGTAAAGCTAATAAATCTTTCATAGAGCTACAGATGACTAAATATGGTTTATCATATTTTAGCTGGTCTAATCCTTGTATATAGCTTTTTACTTTAAAGAACTTCTTTTTTAGTTTAGGTGTATAGATTTTGTATAACTCATTCTTATCATTAAAATAGCCATACATGAATTGAGCTTTGATCTCTAATCTCTTTTCAGTATCTTCTTTTTCTAAAATATATGATTCTAAAGGTTGTATGTTATATGCTTCTAATATTTTAGAATCAATGTTATACTTAGTCCAATAGCTTTGATCTAACTTATTCCAATTACGCGGGTTTATAGTTTTGACTTTGTACTTTCCTTCAACTTTAAAATCTTTTACTTCAAACTTTTTATTACCACTTTTAAGATAATCACTATAGTCTTTAATAATTTTAACCGCAGCTTGAGCTTTAGACTTTAAATCATAAATTTCTTTTACTAAACTTAAAGCATCACCACCTCTATTTGTAGAATAATCTTTAAATAAATATTTGTCAGCTTCTTTATCAAAGTAAATAAACATTGATGGTCTGGTTTCTTTAGGATTAAATATAGATGTTATCTGTATATCCTGACCCTTTAAGTTTTCAGAAAGCTTTAGATAATATTTAAAGATCCACTCTGGAGGTATGCTATTAATATCTGATACTACATGTTTTGTTCTTATCATAATTAATATGTAATAAAAAAGGAAAGCCTAAAAAGACTTTCCTTGTAATTATAAAGTATACGTTCCTATTTATTTACCAAGCAAACTCTGTATTGTCTGCAGAATCATCAGTTGTATTGTCAAATTCTTCTACTTCTTCTGGTTTTTCTGCTTTCTTTAAATGTAAATCTTCATTATATACATGAACTTTTTCATTTGCATCTGCTTTAGCAAAACCTTTAGTGCCTTGAGAATATTTAGCAAACCAAAGGTTATGTCCAATATAACCATTTTGTTTGTAATATTCAGAACCTGCAACACAACATTCTAACCATTTGTCTGCAAAAGGTGCTTCTTCATTAAAACCTTGTACAAAATCTTCAATTGTTTCATACTTACCATCTGCATCATCAAACCATTTTTCACAGTCTGTTTCTTTACAAATGTTTTTGATGAACTTTAAAATTTGCATGTCTCTTTTAATTTCAACACCCTTATTGGTTACATTGTCTTTGTATGGCCAATCACTTGCTCTCACATTGCCTACTTGACCTTCATGTCTACCTAAAGATTCATTGTTTTTATCAATCCAAAAACCTTCAAAGTTTTCTATGGGTTCTGTTTCAACGCTTAATAGAATATGATAAGCATCATTTCTTTTCAAATAACTATTGTTTTGAATTAAACTGATGTTATTAATTTTCAATTTGTGATTACCAGGAGATATTACTTTTGGTATACCTCCTCCTTCTCCTGAAGAAACGTTTACGTCTTTTGTACTTAACATTTTTTTCTAATTTAATTTATTAATCTATGTATACTTTATCCCAATTTGTTTTAACTCCTTCTTCAGTCATTTCTGAAATAACAATTTGTTGATTTCTTAAGTGATCTGGTCTAGCTCCACAAGCAACATCATCACTTGTTTTGAAGTTAAGAATGTTCTGATTACCTTTTCTATATAGATAACCAATAGCATCTGACTGTGAAGAAATTATTCTTTTAATTTTACCTGTTAAATCTAGATCTGAACTTGTAAACTCAGCACCAGCTTTCTCTAGCATTATATCTTTTACGTGACCTACAATTATAATTCTTGGAGCAAGAGTCTTTATGTATTCTAGAACACTTGTTATAGCTTGTCTTAGCCATACATAACCTGCACCATTAGGTAAGTTTAAGATGTTACCATAAGTTTGCTTGCCTGTTTTAAACCAATTCTTTCCCATTGAAGATTTAGAATATAATTTTTCAGCAACAGGAATACATTTTTCTTCTAATGCAGTTACTGTATCTACAGCTATATATTTATAAGGATGGCCTTGTTCTTTTATTTCTGCACCAATAAGTTTTAAATCTTCAACAGTATCTACTTTTAGTTTTAAAGCATCTACATAATCAGAACCGTCTTCAAAATCTAATATAAGACAGTTTTCTAAATCAGCTAAGAGAGATGTTTTACCTACTTTAGGTTTAGAAAAAATGATAAGATTTTTAGGGCTTTGTGCAGAAGCTTTTATTTTCTTCTGTGGTAATACAATTTTTGTCATTTTAAATTATTTATTAAGTTATTTAACCATGCTTTATGACTGACAGGAAGTTTCCATTGTATAGCTGCATAATCTCTAAGTGTCATTGAACTATATGGAACATCTGCATCAGCATCTGGTAATGGTTCAAATATTAATTCACCTTGCTCAGCTACTTTTGTAACTTCAATTAATTCATCTTTAGGTATTAGATAACGTCTATCACCAGAAGTAGGATGAGGATCAGATTTTTCATACTCTGTATCATACGCATCATGATAAATCCATTTCCATAATCTTCTTTCTGGATCTTCAGGTTCATAATCTCTACTTACAAATTCAGTATAGATGTCTTGACCTTTAGTTATTTCACTTGGATAAAATGAAACAACCAGTTCACCTTTGTGCATATAACACATTTTAGGTATAAATTTAGGTTGTTTAACTTTTTCTTGTTTAAACAAATCTAAATGTTTGTCTTTTAATAATTCTATTTTCTGTTTTTTGCTTAATATATCTTTCTTTTTTTCATCAAGCTTTGTTGATAATCCCATACTTTAATATTTAATTTGATCTTATATTTCTTACATGCATGCCTGGAGCAGGCATTTCTATAACTTTCATTTGATTGAATAATGCTTTGAAAAAACTTACTCTAGTATCACCGTTTCTACACTTAAGAAAGTGCCATACCAATACTGTATCATCATCAATTATATATCTTTCTGGTCCGTAGTATTTAATAAACTTTTTTGCTGGTCTATTAACACCTATTACAATATCTGCATGTTGAAATAAAGCATCACCGCCTAAGATGTCTGTTTCTAAAACATAGTTTCCGTACTTTCCATCTTCATTTCTTTCAGGTTTTTCTACATCACGTTTTAGTTGTGAAAGAACAATGAATGCAATAGGATACCGTTTCTTTAAATCTGTTAATGCTTCTCCTAAATTATAAAGCATATCTGTTTTACTATTTTCAGATCTGCCTTGCTTAAATAAATTAGAGTGATCTACAGTTACTACAGTATTAATATATACTTTCTTACCATCAATTTCTTGAGCATAAGTTTCCATATAATCTGTAACAATAGATTTAAATGTTTCTACAGTACATGCTTTCTCAACAATATCTACAGGAAACTTGTCTATATCAACCATCTTTTTAGCATGCTCATGTAATTTTTGAAAGTCTTCTACTGTTAGTTTATCATTTTCATCTGCACTACAAATGTATTTGTATGGTTTATTTAATGCTGAAGAAAACTCTCTTACTTTAGAAGCTCTGGCAACCATTTCAAATTGGAATTCTAAAACTCTAATTGTTTGACCATTGTTTATTTCAAAACCTTCTCTTACAATTTGATCTTTGATAAGGGTTTTTCCTGTACCCGGTCTTCCGCCTATTACAGTTAGAGATTGCCATTCAAAACCGTTTACACCTGCATCATTTACTTTAGGCCAAGGAGTTTTGTAACTAGTTATTAATCCTTGTCTTCTTGCGTGTATATAACTAAGGGCTTCTTGATAGCCTTTCTTTTGACTCTGCCAAGCTTTATTACTCATAACTTTGATATTATTATAGGCTTTTATCTGCTATTCTATGCCCATTTTTACTTTAGTAAATTTACAAAAATACTCTAAGATTCCCAACAAAAACTCTATAATAAAGTATTGAATAATAGACATTTTTATAATAAAAATATTGATTATTGTATAGGCTAATAAACTAAATAAGATGCCTAAAATTACTGTGTTTACATGATAAAATGTTTTTGATTTCATTATACTACTTTTTGACGGAATATTGGTTTATCATCCATTTCTGCTCCTGACTCTACTAGTTCACAATAATCAGCAAGTTTGCTAATAAATGTTCTAGTTCCTGCGGGTTGTTTTCTAATAAAATACTGAGAACATGTCATGTACTTATCATCAAGTTCATATTCAGATACATATCTCTCAGTTGCTTTTAGAATAAGATCCCAAGAATAGTCATGATTTTCAAAAAACCATCTGAAACAAGTTTCTAAATTCTTAGTAGCACTTCTTGCTGCTCTACCGCTAGGAAGTTTTTTGTTTGGAAATAAATTTTTAAACACTAAAATGTTTTCTTTATAATTTTTATTCATTAACTGAGTTGATGTTTTAGTTTTTTGTATTTTAAAAAGCTTTTCAACCTGGTTAATAATTGTATGTGATTTGGGTTCTAATAAGTATTTGTTTTCTTTTTCTACAATCCACTTATCTTCTATTAAACTTTTTAGCTCTAATCTAAAATTCATTCTAATAGGTGTAACAGAATCATTTATACAACAAAGCAAATAGTATTGATTTGGAGTTAGTTCTGCAGTTGTTATCATATCAAACAACTCCATCTGTTTTAATAATTTACTCATCTTGATAAAAATTTTTTATATTTGTTAATGATCAATAAGCAAAATATAATATACATACTTTTAGGTATAATATTAATTATGTTCTTGTATATAATCTTTAGAAAACCATCTGAGATAACTAAAGTTATAACTAGCACTGAAGATTTAGAGAATATGATTAAAGCTAAAGAAGAGGAAAATCTTTTATTGCTTCAAACTATTGATTCTCTAAATAACAACAGAGCCTCTTTATATAAACAAATAGATAGTTTAGATAAAGTGAAAAATAAAATAAAAATAGAATACCGTGAAATATACAAGTATATTGATAATGCTACTAATCATCAACTTGACAGCATTATCCGCGCAAACTGGTGATACATTGACTTGCTTTAATAACGCTGAGTTACAGAAAATAGCTAACAAAGTTGTTTATGCTAATGAGTGTGACTCTACGCTTGGTGTCTTGAATCAAGAAATAAAGCTAAAAGATACCGTTATAGATAATCTCTCAGAGACTATAACTTTCCAAGACTCAATGCTTCTCAATAATGCATACGTTATTAAACAAAGAGATTTAATAATAGATATAAAAAAGACTGATCTTAACAATCTCTATAAGAAGTACAAAAAAAAGAATGCAGCTACTAAATGGTTGCAAGCTGGTTGGATTGCTACATCTGTGAGTTTAGTTGCAATATTGATAGCAGTTGCTGTGAGGTAGAGAAG